GCCGGAAATATTTTTTCCGGGTGTTCGTTCAAGTTAGGATGTTTTTTATTGGGTTTACTTACTGGCACCGTTTCCCTTGTGCCTCCTAACGTTTGAACTTATCTTCTTTATAATAAGAAAAATAAAGAAAATAAAGGTAAAAAAAGTTATATAAATCATTAAAATTATTACTTTTAATTATACTTAAAAAAATATCTAATAATATTAATACTTTATAAGTCCTGATTTTTCTAATAAAATTTAAAAAAAATAATTTTATTTTTTATTAACCCTTGATAAGGCTAAAAACCATGTGAAAAGAAAGTTTAGGTACGGTTTCGGGAATAATGAGGAAAAATGCTTGATAATATCCAATAATTGGAATTTGTAATATTATCAATAGGTTAATAAAGACGAAAACCAAAAATCAATGAAAAACAGAGCAAACAGTCAAAAAACAAAGAAACGAAAACCTTTGTAAATCGTTGATATTAGTGGGTTTGAAAAACGGCTTTGTAATATGCATAAATTTAAATGATATCATGGTGGTGAATACAAATGTATGTATAACTGGTTTGCTACCGCATATGGACGTCTAAACCGCCTTTAAGGGGTATGTACAAAAATGATTTGTGATAATTTTAATATAAAATCACAAATCCAATTCCAAAACAATATTTTCAGAAGTAGGTACGGCTATCAAAAAAATAATATGAAAGAAACTTCCAAAACAGATAAGCCCAGAAGAAAACGAACTACGAGGAATGGGCATAAGATAACCGATCCAAGATATAGGACTACCAAGATACCCTACCGAACAAGAACAACCAAACCCCTTCCTGATATAGATAAGATAGATGAGTATAATGAACATGAGGTATTGGCTGTTACATTACTGAACAGGGATAAGGAAGGGAAACCGACACATAGGGGCCGTCCAACTGATTATCAACAGAAGTATGATCACCTTGCATATACCCTTGTTAAGGTGCATGGGCTGACAATAGAACAGCTTGCAGAAGTCCTGAGAACAAACGTTCCATGCATAAAAAGATGGCGGGATACTTACCCAAATTTTAATATGTCTATAAAGAAAGGCCGGGATGAATTCGATGGGCATGAGATAAAGAAAAGCTTGAAAGCAAGGGCGACCGGAATGAAGATAACTGAGAAGTCCAAGAAGTATAAACGGACGCCGATATATGAAGGTAAGGGTGATAAACAAAAGATAGTTGACTGGGAGATGAAGCTGGTTGAGGAAACAGTCAATAACAAAGTGCTTGCTCCTGATGTAGGTGCGATTGCTTGGTGGCAGAAGAATAGAGATCCGGGAGAATGGCGTGACAGGAAAGCAGTTGAAATATCCGGACCTGATGGTGGCCCGGTTGAAAGCATTACTACAAACATGGACCCCAAAGAAGCAGCGGTGATATACAGTCAACTATTGAAGGGTGACGGATGAAAGAAAACTGGCCATTGGATTATACAGAAATTCTGAAGGAGCGGCAGGATAGGTTTCTGAAAGTGTCCAAGAATCCAGTTTTGCAGGCTGGGGCCAAAGAGTATTACAAGGACAAGCCAAAAGAATTTATTAATGATTGGATGGTGACATACGATCCAAGAAACATAGTCAAGGGGCTGCCGGGCATTATTCCTTTCTGTTTATTTAAACGGCAGAGGGAGCTGGTAGATTTTCTTGTTGATTGTTTGTATGCTGGTGAACATGGGCTGATTGAAAAATGCAGGGACATGGGAGCCACTTGGATATGTTGTGCTTTCTCCGTCTGGCTTTATCTTTTCCATCCTGGGTCTGCTGTTGGGTGGGGGTCAAGGAAAGAGCAGTTGGTTGATAAGCTTGGTGATCCCGATTCTATATTTGAGAAAAATCGTATCTTGTTGCAATACACTCCATTCTGGTTTCTGCCCAGAGGGTTTAATGATCAGAAGCATATGAGCTATATGAAGATCATTAATCCAGAAACCAGATCAAGCGTGACTGGTGAAGCTGGGGATAACATTGGGCGTGGTGGCAGGAAGCTGATTTATTTCAAAGATGAAGCTCAACCCCTATATTCTAAAATATTGACGCCCTCTGGTTGGAAAACAATGGATGATATGGAAATAGGATCAGTAGTAAGTACTCCTAATGGATTATCATCTTATGTCACAAATATAAATAATGTTGGTGAAAATGATATTTATAGAATTGGTTTTGGGGACGGGGCGTCGGTTGATTGCAGCCCAAACCACCTTTGGACAGTTGATAAAGTATGGGGAAAAGGAGAACGTCTCACATTACCATTATCTGAAATAGTTAAAAATTTTAAATATGTTTCTCCGGGAGGGCAAGTCCAATATCGTTATCGTGTTCTCAAAACAGAGCCAGTACGGTTTATCGGTTTGGGAGAATATTCTTTGCATCCGTACATTGTCGGAGCTTTGTTGGGGGATGGATCTGTAAATTCGGGATGTGTTTCTTTTTCATCAGCGGATGATGAGATTGTTCAAAATATTAAATCTCGTATTCCAAGTGGATGCAAGGTTACTTGTGGGGAAAAATGTGGATATAGAATAGTAGATATTGAACATTATACAAAAAATAGTAGGGCCAGGCAGGCTGTTGAACTTTCCGGCATAGCTGGGAAACTTGCACATGAAAAGTTTATACCGGATGCATATAAATTTGGGTCTATCAAAGATCGGATTGAATTACTTCAAGGATTAATGGATACAGATGGATCTGCGTCAGGTGGGACTTGTACTTATCATACATGTTCAAAACAGCTATCTGAAGATTTTCGTTTTTTGGTTCAGTCTCTCGGCGGGAATTGTTCTGTGAATATAAAGCCTGATCATCGTGGTTATCGAGATATGTATTGTTTGCATTTGACATTACCAAAAGACATTCAATTTTTTAAATTATCTCGTAAAAATGCAAAGGTAAATTCGCGTGATAGAAATTTTGGCAAAACCATTAAGTCGATTGAAAAGGTTGGAAGAGGGATCGTTCGTTGCATTTCCATTGCTGATCCTAAAGGGCTTTATTTAACGGATAATTGTATTGTCACTCATAATTCTGCCCATTATGAACGTCCTGAGAAAATTGAAGCTGCCTTGGGCGATAACACAGATGTCCAAATTGATATTTCTTCTGTCAATGGAACAGCCACCATATTTTATAGACGGCGACAGGCAGGAGTTATTTGGACGCCCGGTGCTGATATACCAAAGGGTAAGGTTAGAGTCTTTATTATGGACTGGCGTGATCATCCGGCGAAAAATCAAGCCTGGTATGATAAGAGAAAAGCTAAGGCAGCGGATGAAGGATTGTCTCATGTATTTGCTCAGGAAGTGGATAGGGATTCGTCTGCATTGTTGGAGGGAGTTGTCATTCCGAGCCTTTGGGTTAAGGCTGCAATTGATGCTCATATAAAATTAGGGATTCCTGATACCGGGGCGAGTATTTCAGCTCTTGATGTTGCAGATGGTGGACGAGATAGAAATGCCCTTGCAAATAGAAAAGGCATAATTCTAAGGCATTGCGAATCTTGGTCAGGGTCAGATGCGGTTGAGGATGTTGGAGAGACGACTTTGAAAGCTATAGCGGATTCAGAAAGGCTTGGGGCTTCCGAATTACAATATGATTGTATTGGGGTTGGGTCAGGGGTCAAAGCAGAATCAAACAGGCTGAAACGAGAAGGAACATTAAAGGAAACTGGCTTAAAAGTTATTCCTTGGGATGCTGGGGCGGCTCCGTTAAATCCAGAACGGCATATTATTGAAGACGATTATAATACCCCATTGAATAAAGATTTTTATGCAAATCTGAAAGCACAAGGTTGGTGGGAATTACGGAGACGGTTTGAAAAAACATACAGGGCTGTCACCAAAGGCACAGTATATAATTTCGATGAACTAATCAGTCTGTCATCAGAGATTCCAAATATACACGATATAGTTGAGCAATTGTCCCAGCCTACTTATAAGCATGATGGGGTTCGACGGATGATTATAAATAAGAAACCTGATGGAACAAAATCACCAAATGATGCTGATGCAATTATGATGGATTACTGGCCTGTTCGAACGCAGGAGATTTTTATTTC